ATGAAAATTTATATCTATGACACTAAAAATAATGAATATCTATACGAGGCAGAAGCTCAAATAGATCCACTAGCAAGTAGCAAGGGCGAAACGATCTATCTAATGCCACCAAACGCAACGCAGATCGCACCAACTGAGCCAAAAGCTGGTTACGCAAATGTTTTTAATAATGGCAAGTGGGAGCAAGTAAAAGACGAGCGAGGCAAAACCTACTATGACAATGATAATAGCGCCGTAACAATAACCGAGCTAGGGCAAGAAAAAGGCCTAAACAAAGAGCCAAAGGCAGATGAACGAGACGATAAATTATCGGAACTTGAAGCCGAGATCGCCGAGTGCGAAAATTATATACGCCACGCTTTGATTATCGGTAACAACGCCGTGCTTGAAAATCTAAGAGCGGAGTATAAAGAATTGATCGCAGAGCGTGAAAAGCTAAACGCAACAAGCGAGCCGATAACGGTAGCGCCGACAGATCATCTGTAAGGGGGTAAAAAATGAGCTATTTTTTAATCTGCGTATTGTCGCTAATTTTAGGCATTTTATTATGCCCTATCGTGATCTTTCTAAGGGCGAGAAAGTGTGAGGGCTGGGACAGCTCAAACATGACAAATATTATTAGGGTTTTTGCCCACTTGGCGGCGCACCCTGATGACTTTGCCAAATTTGAATACGAGAATGGCACAAAGCCGTTCTGGTATTTGAGCGGCGATGAATTTTCGGATATTGTGAAAACTAGACCAAATAAAAAGGATAAAAAATGAGAGCAAAAATAAAAAGGTGCGAAATTTGCGCATCAAAGCTGGATAAAGACGGCGCTTGCACTTGGAGCGAGTGTCCTAAGTACCCAGAATACAAACAGAGCGAAACAAAGGAGAATGAGAAGTCAAGCAAGAAGTCAAAAAAGGAAAATGATGCTAAAGAGTAAAGAGATAATGCAGCTTATATCGATCATTTTAATAGAATTTTTGCTTGAGATCCTCTCATTTGTAGTCGTGCCAGTTGCATTACTATTTTGCAAAAAAGATGATGAGCATTTGCCAAAGATATTTAGATGGTTTGAAGATGCAAGCGACTATTATGGTGGCAAGTGCGCTGCTATCAATGGTGATAGTGGCTGGAAAGAGAAGCACTATCCTGAACCTAGCAATAGATCGTATAAAGCTAGATTGCATTGGCTGTTTAGAAATAGGATAGGACACTTTTCAAGTGAAATTTTAGGTGTCAAAGTAAGCGATATAAATCCATATAGCATAGAAACCATAGGTGATCCCAATATTACCAGTAATGGTGGCAAAGAGAGCGGCTTTTGTAAGGTTACATGTGTCTTAAAAAATGGCAAGAAGCGTTTTGGGTTTTTTAGGGTCGTGCGCTATGGGAAATTCTATTGTAGATTGTACTTAGGGTGGAAGCTCATGGATATAGCAGGGGCAAATGCCTTAAATTTTAAAGAGTTCACCCAAGGAGATGACAAGAAATATCTAAAAACGGTGTGGTGTATAAACCCATTTAAAAAAGTAAATCAAAAAGGAGAATAAAAATGGCAGCAAAATTTGGTGTAAACGTAACCGTATCAGCTGAGGCAGCAAGACCAATAGCAGTAGAAAGTACTACACCTATTGGTATAGCAGGGTATGAAGAGGTGCTAGAAAATGGCCTACATTTTTATATGACAACAGCAAAGGCGCTTGAAGCATTAGAGGCAAAATACAAAGCTAAAAAGGACGCGAGCCAAGCCTTTAAAAAAGGCTCTATTTATAGGGCTTTAAAGGGCATCGAAGATCAGGCCGTAAATACTCAAATAATTTTAAGTGTATTTACAAAAGATGACGATGAGGACACAAACGATGAGATCACGGAGTGCAAAAGTGCCGTCACAGCGTTTGCTAAAGCTAAATCACGCTTTGGTTATAGCCCAAATTTAATAATCGCGCCTGGCTTTAGCCATGAAGATGCTATCAAGGGTGAGATAGAAAAGATGGCAACCAAACTAAAAGCAACCGGCATTGTAGATCTAAAAGCAGATGACGCAGCAGCAGCCATTGTTAAAATGGGCGATTTTGGTACAAATAGGCTAGTTGCTGCTTATCCAAATGTCAAGGTTTGGGATGATGAAACGAACGCTTATGTCTATGAGGGACAAAGTGCGAGAATAGCCGGCATGATAGCTCACACAGATGGCGCAAGCGAGTTTGGATACTCAGATAGCTATTCAAATAGGGTTATGATAGGAGTTTCAGGCACGCAAATAGACGTGGATTTCGAGCTTGGGGAAACTTGCACGGCTGATGAGCTCAGATCGGCAAAAATTTCTACCATCATTAGAGAGAGTGGCTTTAGGGCTTGGGGTGGCGAAACGAGTGATCAAGATACTATTTGGCAAGATCTAGCACGTGTTAGGATATTTGATCGTATTTCGCAAGCTTGCCAAAAGGGAGTGCTGTTTGCGATCGATAGAAAAGCTAGTGAGCTTTATCATGCAAAAAGATCAGTTAGCGAGCTCCTTCGTCAGCTAGTTGGAGCAAAGGTACTTCTTGGATATGAGCTAAGCTGGAGTGCAAAAAACACCGACGCAACTATCACGGCTGGTAAATTTTACCTTGATGTCAGAATGCAAAACAATCCAATCGTTAAGCAGCTTACACTTGATTTTATCTACGTGGATAAATACGGTAGCGTTTTGATGGATGAGTTAAACAAATAAAGGAGATAAACAATGAAAAGACAAATTCCTCAAGTAATCCAAGAAGGTAACGTTTATATAGATGGCATCGGCTATCTTGGTGTAACAAAAAAGCTTAAACTCCCCACAATAGAGTTTGAAATGATAGAGAGCAAAGGAGCTCTTAGCACAAATTACACAACTGGCATGCTAAAGGCAACAGAGGTTGAATTTACAGTTAGTGTGTTAGACAAAAACATGTGGGTAAATTTTGGACTAAACAGCTTTACTAATCGCATTCCGTGGCTTTTTAAAGCTAGCATTTTCCAAAGCGGCAAAAGTAAAACTGTGCCTTTTAGCGCAGCTTTTACCGGAGATATTATCAGTTATGAAGTATCTGAGTTTGAAAGCGGAAAAGAGCTAGAAGTTACTATTAAGCTATCAGCTCATTTCGTGGACATCAACGTGGATGGCGTGCCGATGGTGTTAAAAGATAGTGAAAATATGATATGCGTTATAGGCGGAGTTGATTATATGGCAGGGGTTCGCTCAAATTTAGGAGAGTGATTTTTTATACTAAGCCTGCTTATTTTACTTTGATATGTAGTCAAGCAGGCAAAAAACAACAAAAGGATACAAGAATGAAAGAGATAAAGATAAAAGATGAAATTTGGCAAATGCATGCACCAAAAGTAAGAACCATTAAGATGGCGGATGAAAATGGTGGTAGCGATATGGCAAAGACTATCTATATGATAGCTGCACTTTGCAATAAGACACAAGATGAAGTTGAAAATTTGGAGTTTAAAGAATTTATGTCTTTACAAAAGGCGTTAAATGATTTTTTAGATGTAAGGGCGGAGTAAATAACGAAAATATCGCCCTTATAGCTCATGTTTTAGGTTATGGATATAGCGAGATAATAAATCTTAGTTTGAGTGATTTTAGTGAGTTTTTAGAAATTTCAGTAAAGATCTTAAAGGCTAAGAGCGAGTTATAACTTCTTTGGTTTTACCTAATGCTAAGCTAGCGGTGCCAATAAGGCTGCCAAGTATCCCTAAGCCAAAAACTAAGGCAATAAACGTTTCAAAAAAGCCACTTGGTGAAACGAAAAAGAATAAAACGATAAAAATAGGAATGATTAAAGCCATTTTAAATCCTTTTTTAAAAATGGATTATAACACAACTTAATAACCGGTTGTGAAGTATCGCACAGCCGAACGAGGCAAATTTTAAAAATTAAGCACAGCGTATGTTTTATACGTGAGCATTGATTTTTAAAATTTAACGAAGTATGGCGAAGTGAGACAAACAGAGGAGAGGATATGGATAACGCACAAGTTGGTATTAGTATTGGTCTAGCAGTAAAAGGGCTAAGTAAAATATCAGAGCTAAAAAAAGGGTTTGATGGCTTAAAAGGTAAGATAGCAGAAGCAAAAAAAGCCATAATATCTTTAGACAACACTAGATTGTCAAATCTATCTAGCCAAATAAGAGAGAGCCAAAAAGCACTTTTAGGCGAACTTACGACAAATTTTAGCAATCTTACAAACTCGGTAGCCATAGGAGTGCCAATAAAACTTGCCATTGATGATGAGGCTGCTTTTGCGAATGTAAAAAAGTATGTTGATGATAGCGATGAGAACCTAACTAAGCTAAAAAATGAGATGAGAGGGCTAAGCTCACAGCTTGGAGAGAGCTTTAGTAATATAGCTGACATTGCAGCTGGCGGAGGTAAGATAAATTTAGCTGGTGAGGAGCTAGTAACTTACACAAAGATGCTTGCAACCGGCTCAGTTGCATTTGAAATGAGCTCTGAAGCCTTATCAAAGGCGGCCAATAATATGAAAGTTGGCTTTAAGATGAACGATATAAAGGAGCTTAATAGCTTTTTTGATAGCGTAAACTTGCTCGATAATAAGGTTACTAATGCAAATGCTTCTGATATATTTGAGGCTACTTCGCTAACAGCTGCAAATGCCAGCTTAATAGGCCTAGATAGTAAAAGTGCCAGTGCCATAAGTGCTACAATGCTAAGCACTGGCAAAGCTAGCTCAGTCGTAGGTACTAGCTTAAATGCTCTTTACTCCACACTCTCAATGGCCGACAAAAAGGGTAAAAATTTTCAAGAAGCGCTAGCAAGCATAGGCATGGATGCAACATATCTAAAAACAGCCCTACAAAAAGATGCTGCTGGAGCTATAACTACGTTTTTAGAAGCGATCTCAAAAGCTGATAAAGATAAACAAGCAGGGCTACTTTATGATCTAGTTGGTGGAAATTTTAACGATGAGATAGCAGGGCTTGTAACAAATATCGATGCCCTTAAAGCAAATATCAAAATGGCACACTCGGATGAAGCCACAGGATCTATGCAGCGTGAGCTACAAACAAAGCTAAACACTACAAAAAGTGGTATCGAAAGGGTTACACAAGCATGGAGAAATCTAGGTTCAAGCCTTGGAGAAACCTTTTTGCCACTTACAAATTTATTAGCTTCAATCTTAAGTAAGGTAGCTGGAGTGTTAAGCTCGCTAAATGAAAAATTTCCAAGACTAAGTGCCATAGTTGTTAGCGCTGCAGCTGGCTTTATGATCTTTAAACCAGTGTTGCTTCTTAGCAAGATAGCACTTTTAAGTGTAGCAGATGGACTTTTGGGCGTTATAAGGGTAGTGAAATTTTTAAATCCTATGCTCTTAATAGCAAAACTCAGATGGTTGGCTCATGCTGTGAGTATATCAAGTGCCACACTAGCTGCCAAAGCCCATGCATTTAGCATTTGGCTAGTTGGTGCAAGGCTAAGAGCAACTCTAGCTATCACTACTGCTTATAGTGCTGCCTCAAAGGCCTTTGCAGCATCATGTGCCTTAATGCGTAGTGGCTTAATGGCAGCAACTCTAGCTATAAGGACTATGAAATTTGCTCTTATTAGCACAGGCATTGGCGCTATAGTAGTAGCTCTTGGTATGGCAGCAGCTTATCTTATAGAAAATTGGGACGAAGTAAAGGCGTTTTTTCTTGAAATATGGGAGAGTGTAAAGCCATATTGGGAGAGCACGACAAAGTTTTTTAGTGATCTTTGGCAAGGAGTGAGCGACTTTTTAAGTGCTATTTTTGAGCCAGTTATCAAGATATGGAATGAGCTCTTTGGCGGTTTTTTTGACTGGATAGCTGAGAAATTTGGCTGGATAAACGACATGGTTAGTGAGGCCATTAAGGGGCTAAGTAATGCTTGGAGCAAGACAAAAGAATTCTTTGGCTTTGGAGACGATGAGCAGGCAAGTAGTGAGCTAAAACCAAAAGATGATAGCGGTGGCTTTTTTAACTCTATTTTTGGCTCAGATAGTGATACTCATGCAAAAGAGGCTCCAGCTTTAGTGGCAGCTAGCCCAGGTGGTGGTGCTATCAACATTAGTTTTAATGGTGATTTTTTACTTAACTCAGACAATGGCAAATTTGACCTAGAGAGCTTTAAAGCTCAAATAACTAGAAGCGTAAAAGAAGCTTTAAGAAGGGATAAATTTAATAGCGCCAACACCGAAATAAGAGAGCAAAGGTAGCGATATGGTATTAAATTTGGGCGGATTTAAATTTAACTGGAAGCAAGTAGGCGGCATATCGCTCGAGACCGAGTTTGGCATAAGCTCGCAGGATCGTATCCAAAATCACCCCGTTTTATTTGCGGCAAATTTAGGAAACCAAACCGTGAGCATAGAGGGCCAGACTATGCCCTATAACGGCGACAAACAAACGGCACTTAAAAGACTTTACGATATAGCTTACTCAAGGCAAAGTTATCCGCTAACCAACGGAAACGGCAAATATTTCGGCAGGTTTGTGGTTATTAAAATCAGCGAAAAACAAGCCGTATTTACCCCAAACGGAGCGTTTTTTACGCAGAGTTTTAGTTTGGAGCTACAAAGGGATTACGATGGATAAAATTTACATAGCTAAAGACGGCGATAGGCTCGATACTATCGTTTACGCGCATTACGGACATTTAAGATTTTTCGAGCAAGTATTAGCTCTAAATCCAAAGCTGGGCGCTACGCTTAAAGCGGGCGACAAGGTATTTTTGCCCGAAATAAAAGAGAAAGCCAAGGAACAAAATAAGCTATGGTAAAGCATCCAAATTTCAAGCTCGAAGCAAACGGCAAAGACGTTACGGAGATAATCAGGGCAAATTTAATCAGCCTAAATTTCGACGATAAGGAAGGCAGTAAAAGCGACGAGATAAGCTTTAGCATTAGCGGCATATACGCTAAGCCCGTATTCGGCGACAGCTTAAAGCTTTGGCTAGGATACGGGGACGATCTTTATCTTTGCGGCTCGTTTAGCGTTCAAACGGCCAGCAGGGATTATAAAAACCAAACTACGGAAGTTAGAGCCACTGCCGTAAATTTTGCAAGCCCTCAAAAAATCAAAAAGCGCAGAAGCTGGGAGAACACCGCCGTATTTGAAATAGCAAGGAAGATAGCCGCTGAAAATAAGCTCGCCGTAAAAACGTCCGGACAAGATCAAAATATCGCATCCGTCTTGCAAAACGACGCGGGAGATCTAGATTTCTTGTATGGGTTGTGCTTTGATTACGGCTTTATCATGGCTGTCAAAAATAACACCATCGTTATAGCTTCCAAAGACGCCAAAGGAGACGAAACGCAAACGAGCAATACTCCAAAAAACGAAAGCCTACCTGCTTTTACTCTAAATTTAGCCGAGCTTTACTCGTTAGAGATAACCGAAGCCAACAGAAACTCATACGGGGCGGTTATAGTAGAGTGGCAAGACATCGAAGCTGGTAAAACCAAAAGTATCAAGGTAGGTAGCGGAGAGCAAACATATAAAATGCAAATAGCCCAACCAAAGAGCGATAATGAAGCCTTTAAAATGGGTGAAGCAAAGCTAAACGAATTGCAGCGCGGCGGCATAAACGGCAGGTGTAGTTTGCCCGGCGCAAATATAGTAGCAGGCGGAAAGCTTAAATTTAAAGGCATAGCTGGACTAGAAAATAATGAATTTAGCATTAAAAGCGTGGAACATAGGCTGACAAGCAAAGATTATACATGTGAGGTGGAGTTTGAGGGGTGAAGTACTAAATCAAGCTTCTTAAAACCAATAAAATATTTTGTATTGATGACAAAAGCGCAACAAATACTATATAATATAACCAGGCAAAAAAACAAAAAGGGAGTGAAATTTATGGAAAAGACAGAATTGATTAATGCTATAGAAGCACAAAAAAATAATTTTTATAAAGATGGAAACATATTTTTACTAAAAAAAGACAATGAGTTCATCGATGGTGATTTCAGAACCGCAAAAATAGATGATGAGGAATTAGATATAAATGGTATGAAGATAAAAATTCTATCATCACTATTTAAAAGACAAGATGGGTTTTCTAATTATTGGAGCATATATGAATTTGCAAGTGTTGATTTTAGTGAGACAAGAGAAGGCTACTATAAGCTATGGATACCTTATGAAAATGCTGCTGACAAACATCTTAATTTATCTAATCATTTTGGTAGTGATATATTTACACATGGATTTTGCGGTAGTTTGAATGATTATTTAAAATTTAATATTAAAAAGAAATATACGTTTTCATTTTTTTATCATATTAGTAACTTCTTGATTATAGATTGTGAGGAAAAAATCACCTTCAAAGAGTTTGATGAGTATTGCAGGATTATATTATCTGCAATTGGTTTCATTACTGGCTTTATACAGATGGATAGAGGTTATTATTTTGAAGACGATGATTTAAAATGTTCGGAATACAAAAATTTTAAATATACAAGTAGTTTTTCTCCTACTTATGAAAGTAGCTTTTACACAATAGAAGAAAATCCGCATCAATATTGCTTCTCAAATAAAAAAGTTGATATCAACGAAAAAAATAAAAAACTTAACAAAAAAGATTTTGAAAATTTGGTAGATAAAATGCTAGACAATATAAATTTCAGAGAAGCGATAGATACACTAATGACAGCAAATACCCTATCTATAAGCTACCACTCAATGAGATTACTTGCAACGGTTTTAGAAATTTTAACGCAAAAAAATGAATCGGACAATAAGAGAACTGAAATAAAAAGAACTACTTATGAAGAAGATTTTATTAAGCAGCTCAAGAAAGAAGCAGAACGACTCATAGGAGATAATTCTAGTTTAAAAGAAAAAAAGAAAAATATATTAGGCAGAATTGACAATATATTTAATCTACCAAACAATGATAAGTTGTTATCATTGTTTGACAAAAATAAAATCGAATTAAACAAGTTAGACAAAAAGTGTGTTATGCTTAGAAATAACCTTTTGCACGGTGAAGCATCTATAACTAGCATTCTTAAAAATCAAGACGAGATAACACAAGTAATGTTTATATACTTAAAATTAAATACATTAATAAATGCTGCAATATATAGCAGTATAGGATACAAAGGGATAATAAGAAATTTACCAAAACTTTTTATGGATTACAAAAATATAGAGGAGCTCCAGAACGAAGAGTATTTTATTTCTATAAATCAATAG